TAATTGTGTTGATACGAAACACAATGCACGACGGAAGGCGGGACGACCGGAAGTACGAATAAGCGTTACAAAAAAACGTAAATAGTTATTTAAAAAGGATTTATGTAAAATGACTGTAAAACGTAAAAACGACAATTATTTAAAGAACCGCGACGTCTTGAATAGAGAAAATAAGGCTAAATCCTTGTTGAATATAGATTTACTATTGCTAAATGTCGAAATGAATTATAGTGTATCTCTTAAAACTATCCGCCGGTTGTTTAAAACGACGATAAAAACTTATAAAAACGGTGTGCTTACTTTGGAAAGGTTGTAAAATGTCAAAAAAACGAAACAGGCCGCGTCAGGACGAACAGAATCAAGTTGACCCTACAATTCCACACCCCCCAGAATCAGAACAAACCACGAACGATTTAAACGTGTCTAACGACACAGGAAATAATGAAAATGACGCGGAAGTTGTTTTAAATGATGAACTTATAAAAAAACTTGAGGCTTTTTGGTCTTTGTCAGATGAAAGAACAATGTCGGACAAAGAGATTGCAGACGCGTTGAGTATAGAATATAAGAGACTTGAAAAATGGCTCACGCGTAACGTTAAGAACCTTGTCGGTATTCGCGCGCGCGCGCGCGGCAAGGTAAAAGCCGGTTACTTATCGCGGCTTAATAGACTGGCAATTAAAGCCGAAGCCACAGGAAAGTTTTTGGATTCTGCGAAGATATGTTTCTTTTTACTTGAACGTCAATTTCCAAAAGAGTACGGCCGGATGTTGAAGTTACAGGAATCGAAATCTGCCGACTGGCTGGCGAACGCGACGGAAGACGAAATCAAAAAGTTTATTGCGGATAATCAACAGATTTTAGATTCACTGGAAAATAATTAAATGTCGATTGCATTGTCAGCACAGACGAATATTGCCCGCGCTGTTCAGGAAATGAAAAAACGAAAAGCGCGTAATTCGTTTATTGACTTTGTCAAATACACTTATAACGGCGAATATCAAGACGCTTGGTTTCATAGATACGTTGCTAAAAAACTTGAAGACCTGATTTTCAGACGAACGAATAAAAGATTTTTGATGTTGTTTATGCCGCCCAGACACGGCAAAAGCGAATTGGTATCAAGAAATTTGCCGCCTTTTTATTTTGGTAATTTCCCAGACCACGAAATCATATCGACGACTTACGCGCAAACGTTGTCAAACGCTATGTCGCTGGATGTTCAAAGAATTATGACCGGCGATAAGTACGGCGATTTATTTCCAGACGTCAAACTTGCCATTTCAGGAATTGACAAAAAGTTTTACGAACGTCAGAGCGCAGAATACTTCGATATTGTGAACCACAAAGGGCATTATCTTTGTGCCGGTGTCGGCGGCGCGATAACAGGTCGCGGCGGTAATTTGATTATTATTGACGACCCAGTGAAAAACAGACAAGACGCGGAATCCGAAACAGTACGCGAAACTGTTTTGAACTGGTATAAATCGACGTTAAGAACGCGCTTAATGCCTGACGGCGTTGTGATTCTTTTAATGACACGCTGGCACGAAAACGACTTGGCTGGCGAAATCATAAATCAAATGCGGAATGAGCCTGACGCTGACCAGTGGGAAATTGTGGAAATACCGGCGTCTTATGAGGCAAGCGAATACGCGCCGGCAGAAGACACACGAACAGACGGTCAACCGTTATGGCCGACACGTTACGACGAATCAGCTTTAAAAAGAATCAAGGCGACGCTTGGGTCTTATGACTGGTACGCGTTGTTTCAACAGAAGCCCAGACCATCGGGCGGCGCTGTTATTAAACGTGAATGGTTACAGCAGATTTTAAAGAAAGCGCCTGACGGCTTATCGTGGGTACGCGGTTACGACTTGGCTGTTACTGCCAGCACAAAGGCCGACAAAACATCGTCTATTAAAATGGCGATTGACGCGGCGCAAAACATCTTTTTATCAGGCGGTTTCGAGGGTCAATGGGAATGGCCGACGGTTAAAAAACTTATCGGCGCTGTCGCAAAACGTGAAGTTATTCCGGTCGGTATTGAAGCTGTCGGAACGCAAAAGGCTTTTGTTCAAGACTTACAGTCTGACGATGAACTTATGCACGTTGCCATAACAGGGTATAACGTAACGAAAGATAAATTGACGCGCGCTTTGCCGTGGGTTGCAAGAGCAGAAGCCGGAAAATTATATTTAATTGAGGGCGAATGGGTCGATAAATTTATTGACATAGCCGTTAGATTTACCGGAACAGACGGCGAAGACGATAATATGATTGACGCGATAAGTATTTGCTATACGATGTTATGCGGCGGCGGTGAAAACGCTATTGCCGGTTTAGGAAATCTTTACTAAAGGAATTTGATATGAAACTTTTTAATGTTTTCAAAAGACCAAAAACAGAAATGACGTTACAGCAGGCGACCGCTAAAATTCAGGAACTTCAAACTTTCATCGTGGAATTTCAAAAGAGTTATGCGGCGGCTATGGCGCCGGATTATTCAAAGACAGCTAATCCATACAACACTAAAGAAACACAAGTACAAGAACTATTAAAGAAATACGACGGCACGACTACTAAAGCCGGCAAAGAACTTGTACAAAGAATCATAAACATAACAGCCGCGTTCACACTTCCGAACGGAGTTGATTTATGTTTGTCTGATGAATTTAGCGCGCAGTTTGACAAAAGCGAAGTTGACACAACAGCAGACGAACCGACAGGCGATACAAATATCGACGACGCGTCAGTCGAAGACGAAACGGCAGAAGCTGACGCAAAGCCTGAACTTGATTATATTCGCGCGTTTCTTGATGAAAACAATATCAATCAGGGCAACGCGTTAAAGTTTGCACAGGACGCGAACTTACAGGGCGGTATCGCTTTTAAATTACAATGGACAGCGAATCCGGCTGTTGATGTTAAGCCTGTACAGCAAGTCGCCGGTCAGATTGTGCCGACTGAAACAGGAAAAGTCAAAATGACATATCTGCCGTGGTTTGAAACGAAATGGTTTATTATTCCGGCTGACAGCGAGTCGAACTTATGCCCGCCATTCAAACTCAAATACAAACAGCTTACACTTAAAATAAACGACACAAGTATTGAGTGGATAGGCGGCGATTATGCAGAACTGGAAGAAAAGAATTTTGTCTTCTTGAATATCAATGACCAGCTTGGCAAACATATCGGTATGCCGCGACTTGGCGTTATATTGACGACATTGGAAGAACTGTCGGAAGACTTGTCGGACTGGCGAGTATTAAACAAACTGTTTGCACACCCGACGCCACACTTCAAATGTAACAACGCCGCAGAAGTATCACAGATAAATACTTATCTGAAAAACACCGGCTGGCGTGTAGGTACTGCTTTGGCAACGACCGGCGAATTTAAGCTTATTTCACCGCAAGGTACAGAAGTTACATACTTGGAACAAGGCATTATCACGAAAATAAAAATCGTGTCCGGCGCAACAGGAATCAACCCGCATTTTATGGGCTTTCCTGATTTACTGTCGAACAGGTCAACGGCTGATTCAATGGGTGAACCGACAGAAGTCGTAACAGCCGGCGAAATTGGTTTATGGGAAAAGTTTTATGAGTCTTTGTTTGACAAAGTTATCGACTTACGAAACGAAAACAACGCGGGCGGCGTAGCATTACGACGCGGTATCGTAAAGCCTAAACTTGTGCCAATGTCTGACCGTCAGTGGGAACAGTTAAAATCATTCTGGCTTGAGGCTCTTAAAAACGGCGGTATTTCACTTGAAACGTTCTTGGCTCAAATTCCAAAACTGGACGTCAAGTCTGAACTGAACAAAATCAGAAAAGAGTCAGACGCAAAGGCCGCGGAACAGGCGGCACAATTCGACTTACAGGGAATTGACCAGTCTATCGCGTCGGGCTTCAATGGCGGTAAACAACCCAAAAATAACGGCAAAGAAGACGACAACAGTCAATAAATAATTGACGTTTTAACGTAAACGTATTTGTCAAATACGTTCAAATACGTTCAAAAATCACTTAACTATTTTTGCGGAATTTTGCGGTAGTATGATTTTGGTATGATTTTGGTATGAAACTAACGAAACAGCAAAAACGAATACTTTACGAAATACCACGCGAACGCGCTGAAAAAGAACTGTCTGTCATTCAGGATGATATACTTGAAAGTCTGATGAAACAGGTCTGGGCGCGTATTCAGTCCCGCGACAGTCAAGTCATACAATCAAAGACCACAGAACCCTTGAAAATCGACATACGCCTTGCGCTGGCGTATCGGCGCGCTGTCGTTCGTATGATTCGACAGTACATAGACAATGGACGTCGTATCGCGTCTATAAGGCGTTTGGCGTATAGACAAAAACACAAGACACTTTTACGCGGGCTTAAACTTAAAGTTAAAGAATTTCAATATTTAGAAAACGACATTACAAACGCATACGCGATACGCGGCGCAGTATATTCAAAGTGGATTGTCGAAAAAGTCAATAAATGGGCTGACGATATGACAAAGGCGCGGTTTAGATATACCATCGACCGCGCGCGCGATGTTATGAAAAGCGGCATAGTAAACGGTTATACGCGTAAACAAATGCGCGAGGCTATGCTTACACGTTTTGCTAATTACAACAAATACGAACTTGACCGCGTTATCACGACAGAATCAACACGCGCCATAAACATCGGCACGTTTAAAGACGAATCCGACGACCCGCTTGTTATCGGCTGGACTTGGCACGTCAATTATGTCGGTTGTGAAGTATGCGACGCAAAAGAGGGAACGTTCATTCCAAAAGGTACAATATCAGGCGACGACATACCGCCGGCACACCCTAATTGCGAATGTACGCTTGAGCCGGTATTTGCGACAGAACCGCTTGCGGCTGAATATCTGGCACAGAATCCAGACGCGTCGCCTTTCGCAACAGAGCCGGTAAAAGACGCTATATTATCGCAGTTGACAGGTCAGGACGCCTTTGAAAAACTTCCTAACGATTATTCTGAATTGGAAAGTACAGCTAAAAACAGTTATCACTTAAATAATGAAATGAAGTCAATATATTCAAACGCTATGGCGTTCGACGATGAACACGTCAAAGAAGTTTTACGCCGTTTGAATATGACTAAAGAACAGGTATTGACAAAGATAACAGAAGCGCGCCGATTATTATTGACCGCAGAGGATTCAGTTGTCGAACATTTCAATTTATCAGCAGACAAATTCAAAGTCAGACGCGAACGTCTGCACAAACGAATTGCGCAGGCTCTTGTGAACCGTGTTGAAAAAACAGCCGGCACACCTACGCTTTTAATGACTGGCGGTTTACCCGGCGCGGGTAAGTCTTCAATTATGCGTTCGTCTTATTACGCCGGCTGGAAACAAAAGTATGTACATATCGACAGTGATTATATTAAACGAGTATTGGCGCGCGCTGACGGTTATAGACTGACTTGGCGCGCTAAACTGTATCAAAAAGAAGCTGACGCGGTTATTGCTGAAATAACGAAACGCGCACAAAAAGCCGGTAAAAGTGTGTTGTTTGACGCAACAATGAAAAATTCAGAAGAGGCAATGAAAGTGTATAACGCGTATTATGCCGCTGGCTATAAAGTCGAAATAGCTTTTGCAGATTTACCGCCTGAAAAGTGTGTACAACGTGCCATTGCGCGTTTTCTGGGCAAAGAAAAAAGGTTTGTTGACCCGGTTTATGTTGCGTCGCACGATTCTCGTAATATCGCCACTTTTAACGAACTTAAAAAACAAGAGGGCGTTGTATGGAAGCACTGGGACACTGATATTCCGCGAGGCGCAGAAGCCAAACTGATTGCGTCAGGCGGCAAAGAACGTTTCGACATAATAGAAAAGCCGGACGAAGTTTTAAAGAAATTTAGAACGTCAAATTCTTGGCAAAAGTCTTTGACCGCAGAACAAAAAGACGCGCTTCAAAAATACACCGACGTACAATACAAGGCGATACGCGCACCTTACGAAAATATTGCCGCTGGACGCTGGAAAATGGAAGACGTTTTGAAAGACCCGAAAAAAGTCGAAAATATGAAAAAAGCTGACTTGATAGAAAAGGCTCTTGCGCGTGCGCCGAAGTATGAAGCTGAAATATATCGCGGTGAAAAATTCAGTAAGGTTTTCGGCGAAGACATTGACCCAGTGAAAAAGGCCGCGTATGAAAGATTATTAGGAAAGTTTGAAAAAGGCGGCGTCATAGAGTTGGATTCTTTACGTTCGTTTACCAAAGACCAGCATATTGCAAGAAGTTTTATGAAGACTGACCAGCCGACAAAAGGCAGATTTTTCATTACGATAAAAGACAGAGCGCCGAAAGTAAGCGGCGAAGTTACGGCGTTTTCGACGTATTCAATCGAAAAGGAAATACTTGTCGGTCGAACGAATAAATATCGCGTTGTATCGTGCGAAAAGGTTGTTATCGACCAGACAGATAATTATTATCACAATGTAGTATTGGAAAATATATGAGCGATTTTGAAGACGAACCGACAGACACAACATATTTAACCGAAGACGAAGCGAAGATTTTTCGTGAACAGCAAGGCGAACTGGCAAAAGCTGTACAGGAACAAGACGAAGAAAAGATTCGCGAAATAGACCCCGGCGAACACGACAGCGTATCGGCTCTGAAAATGTCGCGTGTCATTGAAAATTATCATAAGTGCGAAGATTGCGCGCATTTACGCGCGAACGGAAAGACTTGTAAGGCATACCCTGACGGCATACCCACGCGTATTTTGTACGGCGAATTTGACCATATTTTACCGTATGCCGGCGATAACGGAATAAACTGGACAGCAAAAGAAAAAATTTTTCTTGCATAATTGCCGATAAAGATTGTATAAGGCTATTGAAAAAGGACTTTTATGGCAAATTTACCGTTTAACGTTAGACGAAAAGACAGTTTCGTTCAAATAGCTTGGCTCAACGAATATAATCGTTGTCTGGATATGGGTATAGAACCGACAGCGGCGGTTTTGTCTGCTAATCGTTTACTTGACCGATATAATGAAGCCGAAACGCAATATCAAAGACAAATGAACACGCGTTATCATAAAGTTTTATTGTCTGCGTCTGTTTCGGAACTGGCACAAGCTGACTTGTCTATGATACCGGCAAATTTGTTATCGCATATCAAGAAAATGGATAAACACCCATTCTTTGCCGTATTTAAAATCGGAACAGAGGGAATTTCAACCGGCGCAGGAATAAAAAAGGTCTGGTCGTTCGGCTCGATTAAAGAACTGGCGAACCGCGTTTGCGACGGCTTTGCAAAGATTTTTCATTTACATTCAAACAAACCAGACGACCAGCGAATACCGCTGGGCGAACTGATTCACGGCTTTGTCAAAAAAGTCGGTAAAGGACTTGAAGCGTATGCCGTCGGTTATATCAAAGACGAAGACACACGACAGAAAATCAAAAACGGCGAATATGATTTATGTAGTATTGAGGCCGAAGTATTGTTTTCGCGATTATCACAGGCTAAAGAGTGGTTTATTGACGGAGTAAATAAATTGACCGGTCTGGCTTTGGCAAATTCACAGACTGGTGAAAAATCAGGATTTGACGGCGCGGGCGTCGTTGCCGTTATTCAAGAATTAAACAGCGGAAAGGTTACAGAAATGGCAGATGGAACAGAAAATCAAGGCGGCAAAGCCACAATACCCGAAATCGACTTGGCTTTGGTACAGGTTGCGATTGCACGAAATAATTGGCGTCCTGAACAGTTATTTAGAAAAGACGACATTTTGTCTTTGGACTATGTAAAAAATAGTATTGAAACTGCTCGCGCTGACGGCAAAAAGGAAGTTGAAACAAAAGTCAAACAGCTTGAAGAAGAACTGACGCCGTTTAAAAAACGTGAGGCGGCTTCTGCGGCTGAAAATATTGTTTTACAGTCCCAGCTTTTGACAAATGCCAGTCAGAAGTTGAAAGACTACGTCAAAACTCGTATCAAGGACTTTGTCGATGTTACAGGGCTTGACGAAGCCGCAAGAAAAACAAAAATTGACGCCGCGATTCAGGCCGAACTTAAAATCGTCAATGACCTTAAAATCACGTTTGGCGATGAAAAGCCGGCCGATGGAAAGAATCAGGACGGCAAACAAGACGGTAAAAAAGACGGTCAACAGCAAAAAAATACAGACCCTAACGATATGACCGTTGCAGAAAACAACGACTTAATACCGAAAGATGAATAAGGCACTTACTTCGCGTCAGCGTCGTATTCTGCTTGTCGTTCGTCAGAACGATTAAACGTAAAGAACTGAATAATAATTTTTTT